GCGGGAAGATCGCCCGGGCGAACATCCCCTCGATGGTCGTGACGCTCGGCGGGCAGGGCGCGGTCTATGCCGACATGCAGGGCACGTTTGGCGTCTGCCCGGCGCGCGATGTGCACGTCAAGGATACGACAGGCGCGGGCGACGCGTTCTGCGCGGGTGTGGCCATCGGCATGACGTACGGCAAGGGGCTGGCGCAGGCGGTGGAGATCGGCACGGCGCTGGCCGCGTCGGTCATCACCTCCTCGGAGAACGTCTGCCCGCGCTTCCTGCCGCAGGAGTTGGGGCTTGACCCGGAGAAGTTCATGACGGCGATGCAGCCCTGACGCACGGGCTTCACAATTCCCCTGTACAATGGCGTGCAGGAGGGATGAATCATGCGCGATCCATATGACGTGCTGGGCGTGCCGCGCGGCGCCTCCGCCGAGGAGGTCAAGCACGCCTACCGCGCCCTGGCGAAGAAATGCCATCCGGACGTCAACCCGGGCGATGAAGAGGCGGCCCGGAGGATGGCGGAGATCAACGCGGCGTATGGGCAGATCAGGAATCCTGGAAGGAACAGCACGGCCCGCGCGGGCACATCGCAGAGCGCGGGCTATGGCAGCGGCTATGGAAACGGGCCGTACGGCGGCTTCGGGCAGAGCGCGGACGGCAGCCGCCGGCAGGAGGAGCCGTTCTTCCGGGGCGCGCGCAGGCCGGTCTTTGCCTTTGTGCTCATCGGCTTCATGGTGCTCAATCTGGCGCTTTCGCTGATCAGCGGCCTCTTTGCGGCGCAGCAGAGCGAGGCGCAGTCCCCGTACGCGCAGGCCAGGGAGGAAGACCTCTGGCCGGGCTACGGCTTCGGCGGCGCGTGGAGCGCGCCGGGCGGACGGGGGCAGGCGCAGGGCTTCCCGGGGGCCGGCGGAAGAGTGGAATAAGGGCGGTCCGGCGGGACCGCCTGTTTTTTCGCCGGAAGGCAGGAGAAGCGCGCGGCTGCAGCGAAAGTATATCATGTATACAAGGCGCATGTGCGCCGGAACGACAGGGGAGGATCGAACGATGAGAATTGCTCTGATCAACGAGAACAGCCAGGCGGCGAAGAACGCGCTGATCCTGGAGGCGCTGCGCGGCGTGGTGGAGCCGATGGGCCACACCGTCGATGACTATGGCATGTACACCGCGGAGGACAAGGAGCAGCTGACCTATGTGCAGGCAGGCATCCTGGGCGCGATTTTGCTGAACAGCGGCGCGGCGGACTATGTGGTTACCGGCTGCGGCACCGGCGAGGGCGCGATGCTGGCGATGAACAGCTTCCCCGGCGTCATCTGCGGCCATGTCGAGGACCCGGTGGACGCCTACACCTTCGCGCATGTGAACGACGGCAATGCCGTGGCGCTCCCGTTCGCCAAGGGCTTCGGCTGGGGCGGCGAGCTGAACCTGACCTACATCTTTGAAAAGCTCTTCGGCTTCGGCCACGGCCAGGGCTACCCGAAGGAGCGCGTGGTGCCGGAGCAGCGCAACAAGAAGATCCTCGATGCGGTGCGCGCGAAGACGCTGCGTCCGCTGGTGGACTGCCTCAAGGACATCGACCCGGAGCTGGTGCGCGGCGCGGTTGCGGGCGAGCACTTTGCCGAGCTGTTCTTCGCCAGCTGCAGGGACGAGGAGATCGCGGCGTATGTGAAGACGCTGCTGTAAGCGCGACATTTCGGCGGCAAAAGCGCGGTGTTCAGCCGGTATCCCTTGTCCGTCGCGGGCGAATCTGATACGATAGGCTCAGCAGAGAACCCCCGGACGTTCCGCCTGCGCGGCGGACAGAAAGGACAGCGCCATGAAGGACTGGATCACGGACAAGCTCATCGGGCTGCTCATTCGCTATCACATTCTGCAGCCGGTCCGCGTGCGGGCAGACTGCGGCCGCCGCAGCGGCAGAAGGTAACAAAATCATAAAGAGAAGGGACTGTCAGGCTAAGAATTCAGACATTCCAAGCAAAAACTGAGAGGGTTTGCGCCCGAAGGTTTCCAAAGGGCGATCGGAAAGCACTTTGGCGGGGCGTTGGGGCAGAGCCCCAAGCTCAAAAAAGCCAATTATTCTAAGTAAAATTGCTTTATGGAATGTTCGGAATTAGCCAGACAGCCCCTTTTGTTGTTTTGGATCAACAGGCCATCCCGCGGCAAGCCGATCAAAGCGGCTGTGCGGGGATTCGGCCGTCAGGTGACGCTTCGCTCCCTGACTGCTTTTTTTCTTGATCGCTTCGCGATGGGGGAGCGTTGGGGGATTTCAGTCCGGGGAGCCTGCATAGTCGCATCGTTGCCGGTGCTCCTTGCAGTTCCCGACGCTCCGCCTCGCTTCTCCGCCCACAGGGCGCGCTCGGCTTCGGTCCCCCCAAACCCCTGCCTGAGGGACATTGTCCCTCAGACTCCCTTCTTCGCTTCGCGCGGTATCAAGCGGCTTTGCAAAAACTGTCAGTGATGCACCACATCCGCGCTTTTCCGAATCCGCTCGACGATGTGCTGCCCGTTTTCCGTGAGGTAGTCCCACGTCGTCTGCGGCACAAGCGGCCTGACGTCCTCCATGCGCCCGTCGTGGATGAGCTGGCGCACGGTCGATGCGCTGATGGCCCGGCCGTCCTGCTCCGCGCGCGGCATGACGCACAGCTCCACGCCCGCGGGCGGCAGCGTCTCCATGAGCGCCGCGTTGTAGGCGCGCGTCGCGGCGGAGAACGGCTCCTCGCCGACATAGCGCTTCGTGATGTGCAGCGCGGCGGCGATGCGCGCAAAGAGCGCCGCGTCCAGCAGCGCGTGCGTGTGCGTCACCGTCTCGTCGTCCTTGAGAAAGTAGGAGGGGAACGTCGCCGCGGAGATCATGTAGCTGCCGGAGGGCACGACCGTCACGTTGTCATACGCGGATGCGGCGGCCTTCACCATCGCCAGCCGGTCGGCCCAGGGCACGAGCGAGCAGTCCTCGCTGAGCACGAAGAGCACGACGCGCGCATTCTCCCGCGCGGCCCGGGCGAGCAGCGCGGCATGGCCGTTGGTGAAGGGGTTGGCGTTCATCACCAGCGCCGCGGCAGGGACGTCGCTTTCGCCCAGCTGCGCCGCGAGGCCCTTCACATAGCGGGCAAACCCGTCGCGCCGGTTCTCCATGAACACGAGCCTGTCCGCAACGCGCGCGATCTCGTAAAAGCCCAGCGGCGCAAAGAACCGCGCGCTCTCGCACTTGGTGTAGAGGAACAGGTGCGTGTTGCCGCGCTCGAGCTGCACCTGCACGAGGTGGGAGACGATCTCGGCCATCAGCCCCTCGCCGCGGTGCGCGCCGGAGACGGCCATGCAGCGCAGCGTGTTGGCAAAGATTGAGCCGGTGGCGACCATGCCGCCGTCCTCGTCGAACAGGCCGACGCTGTAGCTGAGGTTGCGGTCGCGCGCGATGCCCTCCTGCGCGAGCAGCGCGTCCATGGCGGCCTGCGCGCGGCGGTCGCCGGGGCGGATGGGGGCGAGGATGTAGTCGCTCATGGGAAACCTCCGGGGGTGGGATGCTTCATTATACCATGATTTTGTTCAACGCACAACCTGAACTATTCCTTGATTTTCAAGGGTTCTTTGAACCATCAGACGGTCAAAAACCCCTGAAAACCGTGGGGGTTAGTATCAAGATAGTAACGCATCAGGCGGGGATTTTCAGCACCATACCCGGCCTGATAACCGTGGACTTCAGGCCGTTTTCTTCCATGATTTCCGGGTAACGGTTGCCCCTGCCCAGATACTTTCTGGAAATGCCCCAAAGGGTATCACCCTGCTTCACGGTATGGGTGACGGTGCTTTCCTGTTCCGGGGTGGTTTCCTGTTCGGGCTTGCTTTCCATCGTGACAAGCGCCTTGAAGGAATCCTTGCCGAACTTGCCGTCAACCTCAATACCAGCCGCCTTCTGGAAGGACTTCACGCCCTTTTCCGTATTGCTGCCGAACTTCCCGTCAACCTTGCCGCAATCATAACCAAGGGCATTCAAGCGGGTCTGAAGGTCAGTCACGTCCGCGCCCTGCATATAGGGGGACACGTTCTTCAGCGTCCTTTCACCCAACTTGTATTCGGTGGGCGTTTCGGGGACTTCAGGAACAGCGGGAACTTCCGGGGTTTCAGGAATCGTGGTGCTTTCGCCCTCAAAATCCATGTCCCAATTCGGACGGCCATACCCGGCAAGACGGGTGTTGTTCAGGGCGTACTTCTTCTTGGCAACCGCACCACCATTGGCAACCACGCCGCTTGCGCTGCTGGTGTTACCTTCCACGGTATAGACGTATTTGGAATCAACGTCATAAACAAGGCCAGTATGGGAAATCTGGGTCTTGTCCTTGGAATAGAAGAAAATTTGGTCACCGGGTTCAGGGGTATCAAAAAGCCGCCCGTTGTTCTTGTAGTAGTTCCGGCTGTACTTGCATCCAGCGCCACAGTTGGATTTTCCGTAGGGCTGGAAGGTCAGGGCAAGTGCAGCTTCCATACCATAAGCCTGAACGAAAGACCAATCAACAAATTGGTCACACCATGCAACGCCGTTCTTTCTGCCATTGTAGAAGCCCAGCGCGTCCAGATCACGCCCATACTTGGTATAGTTGTTGTCACCAGCATTGGCCGTCTTGCTGTCAAGGTCAGCATTGGTTTCCTTTTCCAGATAGTTCACTTCAGCAAGTGCAATAGCAATTACCTTTTTCGGGTCAAAACTCATATTGACACCCCCATTTTATTCTTCAGTTCATCAGGTATTGGGTTCTTCCAGTTCCGGCAGTCCGGCAATGGAAGTCAGAAGGGACAGCACACCCGCCAGCAGGGAAGCAGAACCGACCATCAGCCAGTTCACTTCAGACATGACGGCAGTAGTGCCGATGGTAGCAACCGCCGTCTGTGCAACGGTCTTGATAGCGCGGATACCCGCCGCCTTAATCCACTTCACGAAATCGTATTTCATAGCAAATCACCTTTCCTTATTCGCTTCAACTGCCGTGGGCAAACTCATGAAACGGTCATGAATGTCATCCATCACGCCGTTTTTCCCCATGTTGTGATATTGCTTCCAGCAGTTTTCAAAGTTTTCACGGGCATAGATTGGGGCATAGCCTTTTTCCATGTAGTGGTTGTAATCTGAAATCATTTGCGCCCTTAAAAGCGCCTGAATTCCTGTCTTTACCGCCTGAAGTTCTTGCCGTTCACGCTTCAGGCGGTTCAGTACATACGCAACGAAACCACCAACCAAGGACGGAATACCGAACAGGCACAAAATCTGATAGGTTGTCACGGGTTTTCTTCCTGCCTTTGCATTGTAGTGAAGAACCCGCTATACAGGCTCATATAAAGCCCATATAGCGGGTTCAGATGTTCGGACGGGGAAAAACCCGTCTTACTTTTGACCGGGGTTATTCGGCCAGTTCCGCGCAATCCAGCGCAATCAGAATTTCCTTGACCTGTTCCTTCAGCATGACAGGCACATCCGCAAAGGTCTTAACGCCCTTCACAATCAGGGTAGCATACACAACAGCCACATCTTCCACCCCCTTTCCAAGCAGCATCACAGCCGCCAGATTAAGAATCAGCGTCCAGAAGCTGTTCCACAGCTTCACGCAGATTTTCAGGAACATCTTCAATGGTTTTCAGTCCCTTCCGAATCAGGTTAGCGTAAACCTTCGCCATATCCATTCACCCCTTTACATCGTGGCAATCATTTCGTATACGTCGCAAAGTGCAAGCTGGGTGTTGGTAATATCCATTTCCAGCGTTTTATTGGCGCGGATCAGCAGATGAATGTATTCATCTTTGGTGTATTGGGTCAAGGAAAATTCATATTCAGTCCGTTCACCCTGTTCATCCTGAACGGTGACTTCCTGAATGTTTTCCGCAACCCATACGCTGTTTGCATCCACAACCACGGCTTCAGGGGCAAGCGCCGCCCGAACACGACCATGTTCAATCATGTGATACACCCTTTCTTGTTCTGAATTTCGTTGATATAATACGCCGCCACATATGGTTCAAGTGGCTTGCCGTATTTCTCATATAAACGGTAATGGTCACACGGTTTCAACCATCCCTTGTAGGACTGACAGGAACAGTATTCCGAATAGGTCATATTCCCGCCGTTTTCCATCTTCCGGCGAATGTGCAGCATCCGGCGCTTGTAGCTGGTACAGGTGGACTTTCTAAGCAGCGTATATTCCAAGAAGGAACGATACCCAAGGTAATCCACACCGCGCACATACGTTGGGAATACCTGATAATTGTCCTTCAGGGTAATTCTCAAATTGCCTTGGAAGTATGCGTCAATCTGCTTGCACAGATCATGCAAATATTCCTTGGTTTCACCGAAAATCACAATATCGTCCATGTAACGAAAGTAATGCTGAACATGCAGCACTTCTTTCATGTAGTGGTCAAATTCGCTGAAATAGAAGTTCCCGCCGTATTGGGAAAAGTAATTCCCAATGGGCAACCCAATTCCCGAATTTTCATACCGGGTTTTGCGTTCTTCCGGGGTTTCATGCCTTCCGCGAATGTACCGGGTCAGCAATGCGGGGTTCAGATCACCCACATTCTTCAACCGTTCCCGGTCATTGGCATCAGCGGTTTCAATGCTGTCAATCACTTCATCAATGAACCAAAGCAAATCTTCATCCTTGAACAACCGCCTGAATTTGTCCTTCAGGATTTCGTGGTTGATGGATTGATAAAAGTGCTTTGCGTCTATTTTCAGGCAGTATTGACAGCCGGGAACATCACTCCGCATGGCCGCTTGAACACGGTCAAGACCAAGGTGAATTCCACGGTTTGGAATGGCTGAAAATGTATCAAAAATCAGGTTATGAATCAGATACGGTTCAATCACCTGTATAACTGCCCATTGCGCGATTCGGTCAGGGTAATAGGGCAGTTTGTACAGATCACGGATTTTGTGTCCTTCCTTGCGCTTCTTCAGGGTGTATTGGGATGTATGATAGGTGTGGTTTATCAGGCTTTCTTTCAGGTTCTTCAGCATTTCGCCGCCCTGTTCTATATCCAGATCAACCGCCCGAACTTCTTCATACCATCCTTTACCCTTCCGGGCGTGTTGGTGTGCAAGCAACAAATTTTCATCCGTGATGATTCTTGAAAATAAGTTTCCGTGTAGCTTCATACCGTGAAACCTTCGTATGCACGAAAAGCCGAATCTTCATCAACAAAGGATTACCAACACGGCTATTCTGAATTTTGATGTTTTGCCAAGGGGCAGGGCAAGCAGCTCCCACAGTATATGATAAACACCCCCTGATACCATTTCAGGGGGTGTTTATGTCGTGCATTTGCTAAGTGGCTGCTGATATTCCGATTGCGATTACCCGGTGTATTGTTCACATTCCAGTTGAAAGTACCTGCATTCGTACCATTATTCCAATTCGTACCTAATTGGGTGATTAAGAAACCTTGAAATATTGGCTTTTTTCAATCAGGCGCTTGGTGGTATGAGTGAAGAACACCGAAAACCTTCGGTTCTGCTTGCCCATATAAACGTTTAGGCCGTCACGCCCGGTACATACGCCAAGCGGCCGCCGACAGTCCGATAGCGATCACCCGGCGCATTGCTCACACTCCAGTAGAAAGCACCCGCAATCGCACCATCATTCCAACGCGCACCCAATAGGGCGATAAAGAAACCCTCATAAGTGTGATTCTGCCAGAAGTAGTCACCCACAGGAACAGAAGAATTCGCGCCGTTGCCGTTCACTTCAGACGGGAAGAACAGCCAGTCAAATTCTTCATTGTAGGCCATAGCGGAAACATAGCCGTTGGCCTTGGCAAGCGTGATTCCGGCATTCTTGTACGGTTCAGCAGTCGTGCTTTCCATGAAACCGTGGTCAGCAACATACAGTTCATTCTTGCCATAGGCGTAGATGTTCAGGCCATCAATGAACTTCCAGATGTTGCCCCACAGGTTTTCTTCACCACGATAGGTGACAATCTGAATGCCGTTGGCGTTGCTCACGTTGCCGGAAGCATTGCCAAGGGTCGCGGTTGCACCCGTGTTCTCGCTCATGTTGGTTGCGCCGTCATCAGTCTTGGAAACGTTGCCGTTGCCAATCTTGGACTGCGTATTGAAGGACGCATATTCCACAAGGAAAAGAAGCTGACTTGCGGAAACCAGCGCTGCATAGCTCTGATACCAACCCGCACCGCGATTTTCGGCCAGCTTGCCGCAGTTGCGCCGGGTCAAATTCTGGGTCAGGCCGGAAATGGGCTTGGCGTTGGCAATGGAACACAGCTTGTCAGCGGCAAAATCCGCAACCTGTGCGTCATCCAGAATATAGGCAGAAGCAGAAGCATCATACAGCGTACCTTCATAGGCCGACAGGTACACATAATCCTTTTCAACGCCATTGTGAATGAAGGCCGGGTGCAGCTTGAAGCCCGTCTTGGGGGTGTCGCTCACATAATAACGCGCCTTGCGCATGTGGTAGCCCTTGCCGCCTTCCACTTTTTCAGTCACCAGCGGAACAACCTTGTAATAGAAACGGGGCTGCTTCACCATCGTCTGAACCAGCGTTCCAGCCGGATAGGTAACGCCCTCATTGGTCACAGCGCCTTCGCCATCCACTTCACGACCAATGGTCACGGAAGTCAGCAGCTTGCCCGTTTCGGAATAGGCCGCTTCACCATGCTTGGCAACTTCAACACCATCATCAGTCAGGTTGCAGCGGTAACGACCACCAAAGGCGTTGATGGGGTCAAAACCAGCGCCGCTATTGCGGCCAACAGCACCAGCAAGGCGGGTGAAGGTCTTGTT